TTTGAGTTTGATACTGTGCGTTTACACGGTAATAACGCAAGCAAAAGGGTGTTTTATGACAGGTTCGCAAGAGGTAGCTGCTACAGCGGTTGATAATACAGATAGCCTAGTGGCTGAAATTCTAGAGGGCAATTTTGCCGACAACGAGGTGAGCTTGGGGCGTATACTTGCCGGCAAGCAAGAAATGCAAATTGTGCTTAAAGTGGTGGCCGTTCGCGAAAACTTTATTTTTGACGAATTTGAAGATTTAACCGAGTTTGGGCAAGTTGACGCAAAGCAAAGTTGTGATCACGATTGGGAAAACATGGGTGATCACTTTCAATGCACTTACACCAACTGCCAATTAACTAAAGTTGGTGAGTAATTTATGTGTGGCTGTGTAACTCCTCCCGCATTTAATGAAATAAAGCAGAAAGCCCGCATTTAAGCGGGCTTTTTTATGCGTAGCAATTAAGCCCTTTTTGCAATTCGACAACGCACTCAGGGAACGCTTTAATGTTTCGTCTTATGTCGACTTTACTCATCCATAGCCAATAACTTTCGCCCTCATCATCTACAATGTCAAAACGTGCCGCATCTTTCCCACGAGCATTACGGATTAAATTAAACTCACTGAATTTAATAAGCATGCTTAACCACCCTCATTTATTCGACTGAAATTCTGGATTAAAATTAACGGGGATCATGTCGGCGTCTTTTACTACACCACCCTGTATTTCGTTTACCTGGCTTAGCCATGATGCGGCAAACTCAATAGTGCTTTTACTTGGGCGTAAGCCGCCTTTTGGTGCTGCGCAAAGTTGCGCGCCTATTTTAGGGTCGTGCGTTATTAGCCCGCCTCGCCCGCTTTGGTGTAGGTACAACAGTGATCTGCCCTCGAACTGAGTGCCATCCTCGCGCTGTATTTTTGTTTTTTGCGGCCATATTATTAGATGGTGCTCGCCATTATGGTAAAGCCCCGCGCCGGTGTTATGCTCAAGCCTGCGCTGTAGTTCAGCCACTTTGTTTACGGCCATGTTGCGCTGCTCTTTTAATACTTGAGCCTCGGCTTTAAGCTCCTTTTTTTCAATCTCTAATTTTTTATTACGGCCTTGCGCTTTTTCGTTTGCCAACACTTGGCGCTTTGCTTGCTCTTTTAGCTTTTTAGGGTTGAGCTGGCTTAACTCGCGCACTTTTTCCTGCGCGGTTTTAAGCTGGCTTTGTAATCTTGCAATGTCGTTGTCTTTTGCTGTTACTTGGCGCGCAATTTTTACCCCGTTCTCTACTGCTTCCGCCGCAAGACTTAAGTCGATGGCATCTTGCTTTGCATCATCCTGAAGTTTGGCTGTAAACCGCTTTTCGGCTTCTAATTTAGATTTTAATATAGCTATTTCGTCACTTGTATTTTGACGATAAAGGGCGTGCATTGTTACCTGTTGTTCTTGCTCTATTTGTTCAGCGTTGTACTGCTCTACAAATTTAGCCAGGGTATCGCTTGAGTGCACCTCAACCTCGGTGTTATCCACGAGGTGCATTTGTAAATATTCTGCATGGTAAGGGTTGCTTAGGGCGTCACGTTCTTGGTTGTTTACTTGTGTTTTTTGCATTGCTACTTACTCTTTTCGTTGATTGCTTGCTGCCCAAGGGCCATTAATATGTTTTTTCCAATTGTGCTGTATTGGCATGGTTGGCCAATTAGGTGCGGGTTAAATTCTATTATGCACATGGGTTTATTTAGCTCTGCGGGTTCTTCTTTGCCGGTGAGCGAGTTAATAAAGCGAATGCCGCCACTACGCCATTTGAGCTTTGGCTTACCTTTTTTTGGGCCACGCAAGTACACGCCTTGATTTTCGTAATACCCTACTATGTCTATTATTTTACTGGCGCTATTGGCGGGCCACCACTGGGTGCGGTTGTCGCGCGGCACTAACAACGTGGTTAATATGCCTTTGTGCTGTTGCTCTATTACTTTATTTATCCACGGCAATATGTTGCTGTATGGCGGGTTTAACCATGCGGCAGGGGTTGCGCTACTTGCATCTAAATAAAGCCCTATATCGGCTGACCAGTCTTTTTTTAATGCGTTGTCGCTCGGGGTGTAATATCGCTCAACTAGGGCCGATTTTTTAAGCGCGGCAGCATCTAACACATACTGATATTGACTGTTAAGCGCCTCAAACAGCCACTTTGGCGTTTGAGTGGTGTCGCGAGTGGCCTTGTTGCTTTTGCTTTGATGGTTGTTGTTTGACGCCATACTACGCCACCTCCTCTCTGCGCCCAGGCCGAACCTGCGTTCTTACCATGCGAACTGGCCGCATGGCGCTACTGTCTGCCGTGTGTATTGAGCCAAAAATAGCTATACACAAGCACAGCGTTCGCGCACCCAAAAAACCTAACTCCCATGCTCGGTGTATTAGGTGGGCTAGCGTTCTTGCGCCCAATCTAGCCTGCATATTTTGCAGCTCTACCGCCAGCTCGGTTTGATTTAGCCCGTTGGTGGCACCTATTTCTCGATGAGTCTGCCCTTGAGATAACTGATTTAATATTACCTGTTGAGGTTGGTTAAGCATTTTTAGCTATCCTTAGCGTGTGAATATCGGCATTGGTATTTGCTGCGCAATCGAGCCCAGCCCTTAAATCTTCGGCATCAAAACTAATTGCCAACGCAAGCAATATTATTTCATCTATCGCACTTTGGTCTGTTTGCGCACCTACTGCTAGATCTACAATTGCCAGTGCATTGTTTTTCATTGATAAGCCACGCGCAGCCTGCCTATTTAACTGTTGGTCTATTTTTTGTTGCGCAACGATTAAGTTATTCATGATGATCCTTTACTGTGTTAACTGTTGTTTTTAACATGCTTTGTGTTTAATGCGGGCGCAAAAAAGCCCAGAAGGCTTAATTGCTGGCTGCTCGCCAGTGGCCTAGGTATTTGCCAATTATGTCGAGTGATTTTAGCGGATCACTGTCCATTACCATGTCGTCGTAATCACTTTTATTGTGCACAAAAAGCGTGTAGCTGCCACTTAACTCTTTGCGCAACCCACGCATTACCGTTTCGCCGCCTTGGTTTATTGCGTAAATAGCCGGCTTGCTTATTTGCCCTATTTTTTTACTGATAATAATAGTGCTGTGCTTCTCAAACTCGTTATTCATGGCACTGTCGGTTACCGTGATTTCTTGCAGGTCCTCCAGCTCTAAACCCTGCTCTGCCAGTACGTCTTTATTTAGCGCGATGGCGCTTCCTTTGTTAATAGGCCTGTACGCATAACCACCCTTTAGCTCGTCGCTAAATCCGTACAAATACTCTAGCGAGCAGTCGTACGTTTTTGCGCACAATTTTAAAAAGTCGTCTGGTACTACTTTGTTTATTAAGTTCTCGTAATTAGATACACGCGATTGGCCAAAGCCCATCTTTTCGGCGGCTTGGCGCTGCGAAAGCCCAGCCGCTATTCGCGCATTTCTCATACGCTCCGCCCTCGCCTTACTACTTTGATTTGTGTTTTGTATCGCTAGTTTTGTCATTGCCAATCCCAAATAATTGCACTGCATGAAAATTTAGCACACTTTGTGTTACTCGTCACTGTTTTAGCTATAAAATAACACGTTTTGTGTTTAACTTTTAACACGAACTGTGTTATTTTGGGTTTATTATATAAAGGGTGTTAAATAATGACGTTTAAAGAGTGGGTAGACACCACGTTTGGTGCCGGCGGCGGAGGTAGAGCCGCAGAGTATTTGGGGCTTCCTTACCGCACATTTAGAAGCTATTACATTAACGAGCGGTTCCCTAAGCCTACCAGGTGTCAAATTATTGTATTAAAAAGCAACTATAAAATTAACGTTCACAAATGGCAGCAGGCGTACACAAATAAAAAAAATGAGGTGGATTTATGATTATTGTTTTGTTTTCTGGGAATGCGGTACTGCTAAAAAAAGCATATGAATATATAGAAAACCAGCACCCGGGCTATTGCGCCAAAGTTTGCCTGGCCTCTGTTGAAAATATCGAGCTTAGAATGCAGCAACTTAGCCAAATACCCGATCGGGCAACCGAGCATAGGGTGAGCGTAGTGCTTAACCCTAAAACAGCGCAAGAGCTTTCATTTTTGCGCGGCATTGGCGCTGTTGTTTGCCACCAGTATGGCCCACTTTCAGCTATTTACGATCAGGAAATAAGCATAGCCCCTCAAGATGTGCTTTATGTTAATTCTTTGACTGCAATGAACTCACCAGCCCATGTTTTATGCATACACGAACTGCTTAGTGAGTGCAAAATTAAACATAGAAAATCCAGATTAAGAGGCTAACCACATGAGCAGCCCTGGCGAACGCTTAATAAAAAACAACCTTGAGCGCTACCTTGAAATGTGGGCCCGCTGGGTGCACTCGGGGCAAATAACCCGCTCTACATCTATTTTGCAAATGATCATGGAGGGCGGAAGTTTTAGCCGTGGCGGAGGTGGCAGCTCGCCAATTATAGACTGCGTTGAGCTTAATATTGAGTCCGCACTACTGCGCTTGTCGGTTACCAACGAGCCAGCGGTGCTGGTTGTAAGGGTTGAATATGGAGTCTTAAGAGTGCAAGGCATTGCCACTAGTACGGTTCGCGAGGCAAGAGCGCTGAGATTAGGAATGAGCCTAAGAACATATAATCGCAGGCTAAAAGATGCCCGCGACTACATTGAAAAATCTTTAATTAAGACAGGTGATTTATGAGTAAACCATTTTTAGACCCGATAGCCAAGCCCACTGGCGAGTATTCCGGCTGGCGACAAGTTAAAAAAGACCCGAAAAAAGAACCAAACCCGAAGCTTGTTAGGCGTCGACGTGTGCAGGAAGATTTACTGGCTCTGCGCGACATTGATCAGCAATTTAAACTTTAAATAAAATCACGCGAGGCTTGCTAAATAATGGCTACGTTAAATGCAAACTTAACCGACAACTTAATCAAAACCCACGCTAGCGCCCAGGTTAACAGGTTTCGCGATCCGCGATTCCCATTAGTGTTAAAAATGCACGCATCAATAGTTACGGGAAGTTGGTATTTAGTTGATTTTAAAAGTGACAAATGGCACAAGTTTGGTGCTTGGCCGCTTTTCAATTGCAAAAAAGCCCTGGCGTTAGTGCCCGAGCTAATGACGAAACTACAGCTAGATAAGCCCATGATAATTAGCCAGTTCGATACTGTAGAGCAACTACTAAACTGGTACGTCCAACGCGAAAAAGCCAACAGCACAATTAGCGATAAGCGCCGAGTAAATGTAATTTCCTCAGTTAGTAAACACTTGATCCCACTACTGGGTGAATGCGATTTAAGCACTTTTAATAAATCAGATTGCGAAACGCTTTTAATATGGCCCCTTCAAAAAGAGTACGCCTTAAGCACGGTGCGTCAGCACTTCCAATTGTTAAAGCGCGCATTTTCACAGGCGGTAGAAACGGGCCTTATTGAGAGCAGCCCGCTCGCTAGCGTTACATTTAAAGCATTCATACAAGCAAAAATAAGCCCTAAAAAATCTAAATTAACAATTAAAAATGAAATAGAGCTTAGCCAGGCATTGTTAAATCCAAGTACGGCTCCGCAATTACTGTGTTGGTTCATGCTGCTTCATGCTACGCGAATTGGTGAAACTAGGCAGATGCAGTGGGATCACATAGATACAGCAAACAAGATAATTACGCTTCCTGAGCGCATTACAAAAACAGTAGAGCATCAAATACCACTTAGCGACATGGCGTTAGAGCAGCTAATAAAGTGGCATAAAAAACAAATAAAAACCACTCGCAGTAGTTATGTTTTCCCAGCTAAAAACCGTGGTGCAATCAATGAAAATGAGGCAAATAAATACGTTCAACAAGTGAGCGAGGGAAAGTATACAGCTCATGATCTGCGCAAGTTCTGCCGAGGCCGCTGGCTAGATTTGGGGGTCGACTCTGTTATTGCTGAGCTGCTACTAAATCATGCGCTAAACGAATTACAGCAAACGTACATACAAACAACAGGAGCAGTTAAAAAACGAGAGGCGTTAACCATGTGGGCCACTCATTTATTAACTGTAAAAGCAAGCTCTGAAAGCGAGACAGTGGCGAGACCATACGATTTTAACGCGCTTACTTGAGCTTAATTGCAACAAGGGCTGTAGCGCTTTTTAGGTGTTTTACAGGAAGGAAGATGAAATGCGATTAAATAAGTTGAATTTAGCTATTAAGTTAGCGTTAGAAATTAAGCACCCTTGGCAGTTAACACCGTTAGATTTTGCGGTTATTGACAGGGTAGAAAAAGGCATTCAAATATTTGTAGATGAATACGGCACTCACTATGAAAGTGAAACTGTGTTTGAACGACTTGATGAAATTTTAAATACACGCACCCAAAAGCTAGTTAGCTCAATGGGTGTGCCGCGTGAAATGTTGGGAGAGCGCAATGCCTGATTTTAGATTTATAAATAGCCGCCCTGTTGATTTGCGAGAAGTTGAAGAATGCTTAGGGAAAATGCAACGAAGAAAAGCAGCCGAGGAAGTTGAAAAGGAAAATAATGATAAAGACACTGCCCGTCGTGCTAAACAATTAAGTGTGTTTTCGGCTTATGTTTTTGATAAACCTTTAGAGCCATGGCAAAGGCAGTTTTTAGAGTTTGCCCAGCGCGCTAAAAGTGCCGGTAAGTCATTGGCAAATGCATACCGCCGCGCGGCAGAGTTAAACGTAACTATTTGTGCGTTTGATGTTATGCGCGCCCTTACCCAGTCAGAGTTTGAAAAAGCGGTATTACTTGAGCCTGCTATTTCCGACGAGTTTTTATTGCTGCCGTTCTTTAATCATTACTTAGACCGCACGGTGTTTTTTGCACAGCTTAGCCAGAAAACAGGCAACCTTACGCATATTAATAAAGCGTATAAACGCGCCCATTTAGTGCGCATGGTGGTTAAGTATTTTTTAAAGGATAAACATACAAACCTGGCACCTAGTGCACGACTTAGGACCGCCATAAAAAAAGGACTTTACGCATGATTATTTTAGATTTTACACCCACTGAAATACTCGGGATTTCGGTGATCATCGCCCTGCTCGCTTTTGTTGCAATATTAATGGCGTACTCAATTGGTGTTGGCTCTGTAAATGTTGATCTAGAAGTGCAGCGGCGAGTGAAGTACAAGCAATATGTGATTATAGGTTATCAGCCGGGGAAAGAAATAAACCACGGCAACTACCCACCACCAGTGATTCCAGTGATTACAGGCCAGTTGAGCAGAGCGCTAAAAAACAGGGTGAATTTATGAGTGCCTTATTTGCCGCTGAGCGGCTTTTAGATAGCGGTAAGTTTTTTACCGCCATTGAAATAGCAAGGATTTTCGGGCAGTCAACAATGCAGGGCCAGCGATATATAAACAATATAACAAAAAACCCACGCTTTGAGATTGAGCAAAAGCTAAATCCACAACGAATTAGAGTGCTTAGTATTGATGGACGAAAGCAGTCGATAGATAAACTGCAAAACACAACGCTACTATTCTCGCGACCAAAGCTACTGAGTGGTAAATAACATGGCAAAAGGATTGGTTAGCCCTGGAGAGCGGTTTAATAACTGGACTGTGATCAGTGAGGCGGAAAAAGACAGCAAGCGCGGCCAGCAGTTTTTATGTAAATGCATTTGCGGTACTGAGCGAGTTGTTAGAAAGGCGAATTTAGGAAAGGTAAAAGGTTGCGGCTGTGATCGCAAGGCATATATAACCAGCGGTCGATTTACTGGTAAGCGCCCTGCAGTAAAAAAGAAAGCCGCAACCCAACCCGCAGCGTTTGACGGCCAGCGAGTTAAAGGCCGCGAGGTAGAGCCGCCCGCAGAGAGAATTGAAAACCGCCCTAAATATAGCGAACGAAAAAAAACAACCCGCGAGCAAATAGAAGAAAAGCTTGAGCAACGAAAATTAAATGAATTATTAAAAGAGGAATGGTAAGCATGAGTTGGATACAAACATTTACAAGTAAAACCTTCGACTTTAAGAACATCGAAGATAATAAAATAAGTATTAGCGACATTGCACACGCCCTGGCTAATCAGTGCAGATTTAACGGGCACACCCAGAGTTTTTACTCCGTTGCGCGTCATTCGATAGTTATGGCCACGATTATGCTGGAGCAAGGCAAGGATGAGGAGGCACTTATAGCGCTAATGCATGATGCAACAGAGGCGTACGTAGGTGACATGGTAAAGCCGCTGAAAAACTTAATACCAGAGTTTGAGCGGTTCGAGCAGCGAGTGTGGGAATTAATAGCCCGCCGGTACGAGTTGCCTTATGAGCTGCCTGAATCGGTGAAGTCGCTTGATTTGTCAATGCTAAAGTTAGAACGTGAGAGATTGTTAGGGCCACACCCCGCCGAATGGGCCGCCCTTGAAAACGCAATTGATATAAGCGACCTTGTAAGCGGCTACGCCCTCTGCAGCAACCCAGAATCAGACGAACGCGACTTTTTAATGTTGTATTATCACATTAGAGAAATTATTTCCGATAACGAAAATAACAAATCAGAGACTGGCGATGAGTAGTTCGCCAAAGCGCCGCACTCATGCGTGGTACGCACTTAACAATAAAAGAGAGGCCGATATGAAGTTTAAATCAAATGAAATACTTAAAAAGCAAATGACGCTTGAGTCAAAAAGAATGGCGCATCGTGGCAGCAACAGCGCGTTGCTATTGGAAGGTGCACTAAGCCGCATTGAAGAGTTAGAGCACTTAGCCAGGCCGCGTAAAACACCCGTGCTAATGAGTGCAAACAACCCCGATGGATGGGCGCTTGAATCATTGGCGCCGCAATTGGCCAATGAAGTGATCGCGAAGGATTTAAATATACAGGGCGATACACGGCCACAGGTAATTGAAGCGCGTTTAATCAACAAACAGATTATTGATCACTTACACGCTGTACGCACTTTGCAAGAACGAAACCGAACTCTATTTGCTGAGCTAGGAAAAGACCAGGGGCCACTGGGTAACCCGCGCGCGGGGTGGGCTGCGAGTGATGAAATTAAAAACTTAAGCAACGCTAGTGCATTCGGTTTAGTCATTATAGTTGTGGCAATTACTGCCACCATTGCGGGATTTGCTTACGGGCTTGAGTATGTTCTTTTTTTATCGGGGGTGATTGATGAATGTTAAACTAGGCGAACGAGATTATTTAAGTATTGCTATTGATTATGCCGAGGAAAGAAAAAACCTTAGCCGGGCCATGCGGGCGCAGACCTCCCGATTTTTAGACGATTTGGATTGTGTCGATGATGTGGTTTTTGATTTTCGTTTAGATGAAGAGCAAGCTATAAATTGCTGTAAGTATATAGAGCAGCATAAACACACAGTGGGTCGGTGGGCTGCAAATAAGGAGTATATTGTACTGGAGCCGTGGCAGGTGTTCTTTTTTGTTAATGTGTTTGGTTGGGTCCATAAAGATGATCATACGTTAAGGTTTAAAAAAATAGCCCTTTCTGCAGGAAGGAAAAACGGGCTTACAATAATGTCGCATTTAATGGCTTCAACCGCCTTGCATTTTGGTATGTATGAAAAAGTATTTAATAAAAACACCCACGCCCATAAGTTTCAAAAAAAGAGCTTTGAACGAATTGCGCTTGACAGCTCGGTGAAAATGCAAGCGTCGGTTAACTCTAAATTAAGACCTGTTTCACTTGAGTTGATAGAGGAATGCAAAAGCGGTTTTTTTGATAACACACTCAACCCTCAGGGTGTTTTTACTAATGACAGTGAGCAGGCTGAATTGTCATTAGCAAAAGCAGACAGCGCTGATAGGTTTCCAGATAATGAATTTGTTTGTCTTTATAATTGCGATGCCGCTGACAATCTTGATGATTCCAGCATTTGGGTGAGAGCAAATCCTAATATCAATGTAAGTGTTGATTTTGGATACTTGGTTGATCAAAGTAAAAAAACGGATAGATTTCGCAAGTATTTCATAATTAAAAATTTAAATATTAAAAATCATCCCGAAGTGAGTAACATACAAAATCGCGCCGCTGCTGCAGAGCGAAAGCGCAAAAGCCGCGAACGACTTGCTAAATTTGGTGTGAAACGGATTGAGGTTAACTTAGCTGAATCGGAGCGCGCAACACTAACCATGCTTTGCCAGCTACGCGCAGGCGAAGGTAAAGAGCCTTACAGTATTGATGAGTATGTGAGCACGCTAATACGTCGGGATAAAGAACGTCTAGATGAGCAGCTTAAAGATGCCCAGTGCAGCAAGTGCAAGATGGAGTTGCCCGCCGGGTGCAGTGGAGTTAACAGCGGGAACCCCGACTGCTATAACTCAGTGCTGATCAATAGGTTTAGACTGTGACGTGTCACATGCCGCGCAGCGCAATAGGTTGCTGTGCGACATTGGCTTTTTTATCGTGCGAGATAACACAATATATGTTTATTTTAATAAATAACACATTTTATGGTTTACTTATTTGGCATAAGAATGTATTGTTTTTGTCACGGTGGCAAAGTTGTAAATAAGCCAGCGACTACAGCGCAGAATCCCAAAGTCAAAACAGCACTTGCACCAAGCCCAACTTTAATTAGTTGGGCTTTTTTTATGCCTCAAATTTAAGCTAATCATGATGAATTTAATTGACCAATTAAAGCGCCATGTGGCATTTAACGCATGCGTGTTTAAGACGAACGATAACAAAAGGCTTATTGGCTTTGGCCACGAAATAAATAAAAAACCCTTACAGGATGAGTTGCAGCGTAACTTCAACTATCAACCAATGACTGATGATGAAGCTACCCAGCTTTTAGCCTGCGATATTTTAGATTTATATGATATTGCTATGCAATATGTTGACTTTACAGGGCTTGATCACGTTCGCCAGAGCGCATTGCTTGCGCTGGTTTATGTTGTCGGTATTCATTCATTTGCCCGAAATAGAGTATTGATTAACGCACTCAATAGAGATTACTTTGAGCTTTGCAGCCTGCTTGTTGGCTCAATGGGTAGAGACCCGCTTTTTAGTGAACTGGCATTTCAATTTAAATACGGTGAATACAAATGAGCTTTATGTATACGTTTTTAACCGGCGCTGGGTATAACCTGTTTTTAGCGTGCATCGCGTTTATATTGTTTCATATCGTACTGCGCACTATTAACCGTCGAAACGGCTACACCCTCGATACCCTAATACAGGATTGTCGCAATGCGAAAAATTACATGGCACTGGCTGTTTTGTTTGGCATGTATGCTATTGCCAGCGCTCTGCTATTCGGCCTCGTTATCTCTTGATTGCAGATACGACAGCGAGATAGCCAGTGCTGTTAAGCGGTTTAGCCCAGGGCGAGACCCCGACTTACTTAAAGCGCAAATTTGGCAAGAATCTAGATTTAACGTTAATGCGGTTAGCCCCGCGGGCGCACAGGGAGTGGCCCAGTTTATGCCCGCTACTTGGCAAGAGCAAACAGGCAAGCTTGGTGTTTACGGCTCACCTTTTGATGCTGAGTTAGCTATTATTGTTGCAGCGCGATATATGCAGCAGCAGTATAGGTTTTGGTCGTCACCCCGGCCGGAATACGATCGCGAGAACTTAGCCCTATGCAATTACAATGCAGGCGCAGGAAACTGCGTTAAGGCTCAGAAGCTGAGCGGCGGCCAGATTCTTTACCCCCAAATTATTAAGCACCTGCCCGACGTTACTGGGCATCACTCAAAAGAAACTATTGAGTATGTCCAGCATGTTAGGCGCTATCAATTACAAATTAAGGCGAGGTTCCCATGCTCTCATTTAACAAGACGGTATTAGCTATAGCCGCAGCATGCATACTAATGACTACCGCCGCAGTAGCTCTCAGTAAATACAATAAAGCTCTGGCAGAGAGTAAGCAGTTAGCCATAATAAATAAGCAGCTGCACGCAAAAAACAACGCGCTTGGTAATGAGCTTAGCAGTAGCGAGGCAGATAAGCGCAGCATGCTTGCTGATCTGAAAGACCAGGAAGAAATGTTTAATCAATACCTATCCACCCTTAACGCTGTGAACGAGCAACACACTGTTGTACAAACCAAGCTAAAAGAGGTGTTCATTTATGATCAGGCAAACAAGGATTGGGGCAACACTATGCTGCCTAATGATGTTAAGCGGGTGCTACACGACGCCACCCGACCCCAAGGTAATAACGATAATCAAGCAGGTTCCGAAGCTCCCGCCCACGTACCTCCTTGAAAATTGCACCACAGAGCACGCACCGATAGAGACAAATCGGGAGCTGCTCACATTCGCAGTTAAAACGCACAACGCTAATGTGATGTGTAATTTAGATAAAGCATCACTTAGAAAATGGCGAGATAAACATGTTAAATAATGACCGCAGATCGCTAGCGTTTGAGAAAGTTGCACTGGCTGTACTGGCTGCCGTTATTGTTGGAATGCTTAGCTGGGTAGGATTAACTGTAAATCAAAACCAGCTGCAGTATGCGCGCATTGAAGAGCGACTATCTAGTCAGTCGGTAATCCTCAAGGACCTACAGAATAAGTTTACAGACTCGGCTGTGTGGCGCTCTCGCATTGAGACTGATATGGCTCTATTCAACCAACGACTGCGGACGATTGAAGCGAGCAGCAAGAAGTAACCAGCACACACAGTGGTCGCAACCCACGCCCCACTGTGTGTTTAATATATATTTAATCAATATTAAAAGTGTATTTATTAAATATGTAATGAGGATTTATTGTGGCAAATGCTACCCCTAAGCGCTGCCGGCAATCGGCATGCGGCAAGACAACTACCCACCGCCACGGCTACTGCGAAACACATCAAGACCAAGCGAGTTGGGGCAGCTTTCAGCAGCAACAAAGCCGCAAAGGTAAGCGCGTTTACACAACTAAAGCATGGAAACAAACCCGCGAACACGTAAAGAATTTAGCTAAATGTTTATGTATTAACTGCTTAACAAAACCAAACCCAGTTGTTAAATCAGGTTCGATATGTGAGCACATAATACCGGTAGCTAAAGGCGGTACTGAACAGTTAGAAAATTTATCTTTCTTCTGTGATTCGTGCGCAAAAACTAAAACAGGTTGGGAAAGAACCCGAACTGTTAATGAGATACTAAAAAGATACGCACACACCGCAATAAAACTGAATCTATAGGGGGTGGGGGTCTTTTTTGTTCATAGAAAGCCCATTCTACAGTACCGCCATCTAGTCAAATTTTTACACGCAAAGAATAAGAATTGGAATTTGATCAATATATGATCTTTCAGTGATCATTTAATTAACTTTTGTTGCAGGTTGAAAATGAGTAATAAAAGAGCGCCAGGTGGTGGAAATATAAAAAATGGTTTGACCGTTGGCGACACGTCAATAACAAGAAAACCCAATTGCCCAAAAGACCTGCTTTTAGATGAGCACGCGATTGATGCCTGGCATTCTAATCTCGGCATAATGTTTGAGCGGCAGTCATTTGCAGCTGAGGATATTCCTCATTTAATAAATTACTGCAACGCACTTAGCAAAATAATAAAGATTGAAGCTCAGTTTACAGACATTAAGAATTTCACAGATATTTCAGCGTCGGGAAGCTTAAAACTCCATCCGCACGTAACCGCACATAATATTTTTACAAACCAGTCGGTAAAATTGGCTGCGCAACTAGGGTTATCGCCTATGGCCCGCGCCAGAATGCTGGGTGGCGGCAAGGGTGATAAAGACGATGACGAGGATGATTTCAGCGAGTTTGATTAACTATGGCCACTTACCCCAACGTAAACGCGGCGAACAAATACGCTCGCGACGTTGTAGCGGGTAAGATTCCAAACTGCCGCCAAGTAATTCAGGCATGCCAGCGACACCTAGACGAGCTACAGAAAGAAAAAAACCCAAAGTTTAAATTTAAGTTTGATAAAGCAAGGGCTGAGCGCGTTTGCACGTTCATGCAAAAAATGCCGCACACAAAAGGCGAATGGGCACGTAAAAAGTTACGAATAACACTAGAGCCCTGGCAGCTCTTCTTTTTTGCCGCCTCTTTCGGCTGGGTTTTGAAGAGCACCAACAAACGCCGCTTTCGAGAAGTGATGCTTAAGGTTCCCCGCAAAAACGGAAAGTCTATTATTGCTGCCGGCGTCGGTGTTTTTGGCCTGTGCGCCGATGGCGAATACGGTAGCGAAGTTTACTGCGGCGCAACTAACGAAAAGCAAGCATGGGAAGTTTTTAAGCCCGCCCTGATCATGGTTAGAAAGCTGCCTAAACTGCGCAAGCGCTTTGGCCTGCAAATGCACGCCAAAAAATTAACCCGCAGCGACGGCTCTGTTTTTGAGCCAGTAATAGGGCAGCCAGGCGATGGTA